ATTCCCATAGGTCGAGTAATAAGCCAAATGGCATAAGCCACACCTCGTCAAAAGAAAAGCCAAGGTGTGTAGTGCCGTAATATAAAAGTCGAGTAAACAACTCTTCATCGCTTACTCGACTACCTCGTTTTTTGAGTCAGTTAACTCACTTTCAATGTTTCTCTTTGTGCCTTTATACAGGGCCTCCATAATTGCTGATTTATATTCAGCAAGTTCGTAAGGAGTAGTGAGCAGTTCAATTGCCTCTTCTGTTAAAAGGTCTTTCTTATCATCCTTGCTTTTAAGGTTGTGGATTAAGATTGACTGATTTGCAAGAAGAACAATCAACCACACAATTTCACCAAGAGCCATTTCAAAGTTCTCGGTTTTCATAAGTTTTTCACCAAGGTTCTCAAGACCACCATAGCGACCTGCGATTTCCTTTGTTGCTTTGGTAGTGAGCATAAGTGTATACTGCTCACCGCCTACTGTAATAACAGCACTTCTATCAGCGTTCATTGATTAGTCCTCCGTTGTTTTAGTAGAAGCCGTAGGCTCATATACTTTCGAATACCATCCAGAGATGATGCTTGCAGATACACCATCGCCTTCAGTTACTTCCGCTTTCCAAGGATGCTTGTTGTTTGCATCTGCCTTGTTACGGCAAAGCACAGTACCCTCAATAGTAGGAGTTGAGAAGGTAATGGAGTCGGCCTTTGTTGCAAGAGAAGTGGCAGGGATACCGAAGATGACTCTGTAAAGCCAAAAGTATTTATACTTGCCGTTTGACTTTCTTGCTCTGAAACCGATAGCAACAGGAGTGCCGGAATCGTCACCGCCGGACACGAGAACATTGTTACTGTCCACAGTAGCACCAGTTAAGATTGAAGCGGCAGTAATACCAATATCATCTACACCAAGTGAGATTGTGCCGGACTTAAATTCCTTGATAATCTCTGCGGCACCATCGTCTGCATACAGAGTTGCTTCTGCAAGCTCAACAGACAGTTCAGCGGAGATAGCTTTTGCAAGCTGTACCGGAGTAGCATAGGTTTCGTTACCTTCTGCATCTTCGGTGATGGTTGAATAATAGAGTTTGTCTAAACCTATAGTTGCCATAATTAAAAATCCTCCAATTCATAAAATTTAGCTACATCAATAGCGTAGTGGTGGTACCCGGATTCAGCATCGAAGCCAAGGTACCGCTTGTCGGTTATATAAAAATCCAAAGCCAGTAAGCTGTGGAGTATTTTGTATTTAAGTTGCAGATAATTCTGCTTTGTAAAAAGTGAAATCCTGACCTCCTGTGTTTCGTAGGTAGGCTTATTGTCAGCGTGAAGTTCAGAGGTATCCACGAGGGGAACAAGCACCACATAATCGTCAGGAGGTGGCTGTGTAAAACTGACCGTTTCCATAGGGATTTCCAAGGTAGTAAACACCTTTTTAAGCTCCTTAAATATATTCATAGCTTTTTCACCTCGTCCTCAAATGTTGTCTGCATTGTTTCAATGCATTTTGCTTTTGTTGCTCTTTGTGCAGGTGTAAGGAAAGGTTTAGCCGGCTGTCCTGCTTTGCCGTATTCGATGATGTTGCCGAGTTTAGCGTTACTGCCGCCGTCTTTTCTCGGTTCGCTAAAACCGATTTTGATGTTGTAGTTTCCGTTTTTATCAAGCAACACACCAGACATACCAAACGAACTCTCAAGCTCACCTGTGGAGCGTGATTCGTAGGCGGTATTGTTACCCACAACGGATTTTAAGTTGGACTTTGCTTTTGCAAACACAACCTCACCGCCGGCGGTTAAAACCTTCTTTGCAATCTTGTCGGTATTAGCACCGAGCTTCGACATTCGCTTTAAGAATTCATCCGGCATTTTTACTGTTGCATTAGCCACTCTTTACCACTTCCTTTGCAAGTACCTCAACATACATTCCTTTGCCTTTTACATCCTCAACAGATGTTATTTCAAAGAGAGTGTCATCGCAGACAATGGTCATATCTGTAGTGACTTTGAAGTTGGGTATCTTGCGGAACCTAAAAAGGTCGGTGGCAGTAGAGAATGTAGCTCTATTAGCCCATCTCTCACTACCGTGCCGACCTTCTCTGTATGCCCTGATAGATTTCAGGGAGCTGACAATTTCTTTTGAAAAACCCTCGTCATCAAGGGTTATGTCTTTTTTTACAATATCAATAAAGGTGTTCATTTTGCCGAAGCTCATATTTACACCTTCCAATCTCTATCGAGTCTAAGTAGCATATTGACCGTATTCCACACCTGCTGACTTGCCTGTACATTGTCGGCAAAAAAGCCACCCGTTGAACCGTCTCTTGACTCATAAAAATGAGAGGCAAGCATTATAACCGCTTGCTCTGTTGTTGCCGGCATCGGGTTGTTACGGTAGTAGTCTACGGCAATATGCTGATAACTTTCTGCATAGTTAATTGCGGCAGTAATGAAGCTGTTAATAAGCTCATCATCTGCCGAGTGTTCAAGTATTAAGTTTTCCTTGACCTTTTTAAGCAAATCCATTACTGCCACCTCCTAACTAAATCAAGCACCCATCTTAAGGATTTTTACTGCTTCAGGAAGTACGAGCTTACCGTCAACACGCTCCTTAGCGAGGAAGCCAACCATACCATTACCGGCATAGAGTTCTCTGAGTTCTGCGAAAGAACGAGTGCCTCTGTCACCGATGTTGTAGTAACTGAAATCACCAAAGGCGATTACAGGTGTACCTTCTGCAATGGTAGGTACGAAAGGTGAAGTGAGAATGTCGTAACCAAACAGCTTGCCGGGTTCACCTGCCTGATTAGAAGGTTGCCACAAGTACTGTCCGTTTTCGTCCTTGAGCTTACGAATAAGGGCGATAGTTTGGTCGTTCATGATGAACTTGGCGTTCTTTCTGTAAGGACGCTTGAGGGAATACACAAGGTCGATGATGTCATCGGATGTGATGTCCGTAGCGGAAGCCGTTGTAACACCAATTTCACCGCCACCCTCTTCTGCGAAAATGCCGAGAGGCTTACCCTTACCGTCACCGTTAAGGAAGGCATCTTCCTCTGCATTACCGAGGGCCTTACCGAACTGGTCAATGATGTAGCTCTCAAGGTTGAAAGCGTTGTCGTAGAGAAGCTCCTCTGTAACCTTTACAGCAACATGAAGTTTGTGTGCATCAAGGTTAATCTGTGAGAAGGAAGCATCGCTAAATGTAAGCTCACCACCCTCGTCAATCCAAGCCGCCGCAGGTTTTGCACCTGCAATGTTAATCTTGTGCTGACCACTTGTGGTGATTGTTTTTGCAAGGCCTCGGAAGATGTTAGCCTCGGTGAGAACATCGATAAGACGGCTGTCGTACTCTTCAGGTACAAGGTAGCCACCATTTTCATCGATGCCTTCTGAAAGGACATTTGTGATGATTTTGAAGTTTGTGCGAAGAGCCTTAAGCATACCTGCTTTGTACTCGTCACTTGCTCTGCCTGACTTTGATTTATCACTACCGCCCATAGGTTTGCCTACGATAGGTGTGTTTACAGGCTTGCTCAGTTCATTCTCTAAAGACTCCATTGCCTGAAGTCTCTCGATTTCTGCAGAGTAGTTCTGAACCTTCTTTTCCATCTCTGCATAGGTCTTTGCATCCTCATCGGAAAGGAGACCGTCCTTGTCACGGCGTGTTTCAACGAAGGCTTTAGCCGCCTCCCACGCCTTGTTTCTTTTCTCTCTAAGTTCCATTATTGTCATAATAATTACCTCCAATTTTTAATAAGATTCAGCCTATCCATAAGGGCATCAGCTGATACTGTGTTTGACTTTGTTGTAGATTTTTCAATCTTTTTCTTGATGTTGTTAACAACAGTTTTTTGTGAAAACAACATACTGCTTTTAGGAGGGAAGACCTTTTTATCTTCCTCGTCCTCTTCATCATCATCGGTGTCCTCATCAGCACCCTTAGTAGGCTTTTTCTCTTCGGTCTCTTCGTCCTCTTCCTTTTCGTCATCCTCTTCCTCAAACGGGAGAGCATTTCGTTTCATAAGCTCATCTGCGAAACCTAACTCGATGGCTTTATTTGCATCCATCCAAGTTTCGGCATCCATGAGATGAGAGAGCTTCGCACGAGAAAGACCGGTCTTAAGCTCGTAGGCGTTGATGATGCTTTCTTTTACCTGATTAAGCATTTCGATTGTTTTCTGCATTTCTGCAGTATCACCCATAGCGATGGTCGCAGGGTTGTGAATCATAAGCATTGAAACAGGGGACACTAAAACCTTTGTGCCAGCCATTGCAATTACCGATGCGGCTGAAGCGGCAATGCCGTCAATTTTAACGGTTACATTACCCTTGTAGTCCATCAGCATATTGTAGATTTGAGCCGCCGCCACACAGTCGCCGCCGGGCGAGTTGATCCAGACCACGATGTCGCCGGTACCGGCATTCAGCTCATCCTTGAAAAGCTGAGGA